CAATAAATCGATATATGAAACAAGTGTTACAATAGATCGATATGCAACATCTGTTACAATAAAACCCGCAGTATGGGAGACAGGGTCGGGATAAGTTGCCATATTTTTTTGTAACATATTTTCTCCTGTTGGAGTAACAGATTTGATATATGCATATATAAAACCCACATCACCAAAACATCAAACTATCAAACTATCAAACTATCAAACTATTAAACTATTAAACTATTAAAACATCAAACATTCCCGCATTAAACCTAGTAGTAAAATATCGAAACAGGAGAACTATAATATCCCCAGCCCCACCAATTTCACCAAGGGATGGGGAGTGTAAAATAAGGTGTAAAAAATAGAGCCCTTGTAAAACAAATCCTATTACATGGGGAGAGAGGGGAGGGGGGCAGGGCGATTCTTCCTACGTATCGAAATACGAAGTAGCGGGATACAATTTATATAGGGAGAAATTGAAATATATAAAGATTATTACCTATAATGTGGGGCTCATTTTCTAACTGTGTTCCCCTTATATATTATGAGGAGAAAGGAAAAAAAATTTCCTCACAGGAGAGGGTTGGTTAGAAACTCTCGGGAAAGAAGGTGGGTAAATCGTGAATGAAACAAACTATGATGTTGGCTCTCCTATTAAATTCCTGCCTAAACAATTAGATGCAATGAAGGCAATAAGAGAGCATGACTTCGTAGTTTATAGTGGAGCAGTGGCGGCTGGAAAAACCCTATTACTTGCCCATGCTGCAATAAGGACATGCATAAATAATCCAAATGTGAAGGGGATAATTGGTTCTCTTACATACACTCAACTTTCGAATGTCGTATTCACAGTTTTCAAAGAAGAGCTATGGAAGTATCAAGAAATACTTAATGAGCAGGGAGTCCCAATAAAGCTTGCAGAGAATATAATAGAAAGTTTTGGAAAGATGAGAATCGAGTTTTGGAATGGGAGTATAATATATTTTCTTGCAATGGATAGAGAGGAGAAGTTAAGAGGGTATACGATAGACTTCTTTTGTCTGGATGAACCAATCGAAATTGATGAGAAGATATTTGACCAATTGATTGCTCGTATGAGAGGAAATAAACTCCCACATAGATTCGCCCTCCTAACAACGAATCCTGGTGCAGAGACACATTGGATTTATGAGAAGTTCTATAAAGCAGAGGATAGTAAGAAGTTTTATCATGTCGATACGAACTCTTATGAAAATGTCTTCCTGCCTAAAGGGTATATAGAGAATATGGAAGCCTCCTATGATGAGGACTGGAAGAGAAGGTTCTTGGATGGGCAGTGGGGTGCTTTCGAGGGACAGATATATAAGAACTTTAATCCGAGTAAGCATGTTATAGATACAAGCTCTCATGAGGGAGAGATTCGTTATTACATAGCAGGTGTTGATTGGGGAATACAGAATCCATCCTGCGTCTTAACTCTTGGTGTAACGAAGGATAAGAGAGTATTTGTTGTGGATGAGTATTATCAAAACCAAACTACAAGTACAAAAGTAGCGAGGTATATAAAAGAGTTAGATAAGAAGTATCAATATAGAAAGATATATATAGACCCTTCTGCTGCTGATTTAATTGCTCAATGTACGGAACTTCATCTTCCAGCAGAGAAGGCAGATAACCACGTTGAACCAGGCATTGGAAAGGTTAAATCCATGCTTGAGAGAGACCAGATTCTCATAGATAGGAAGTGCATTAACTTGAATAGAGAGATGCAGGCTTACCGTTATGAGAAGGATAGGACAAATCAAAATAAGACTGAGAAGCCAATGAAAATGGATGACCATGCCCCTGACGCTTTGAGATATGGGGTCTACTCATTTAAATTATTTAGAAGGAAAGCACAGTGGCTTTATGTAAAAAGTGAAATGGAGGATTATTAATGATAACATTAGGAGATGCTGTTGAAGTATTTTTTGATAGGTATATAAAGAGAACCCCGACAAAAGAACAGAAGGTCGTTGCCCCAGAACTCTATGGCTCGGAACTAGCAAAAGATAGTGACGACCCTCAACTTACTCCACAATTAAGAGCAGAGCTTGCCCATCAAAGCCCAATCTTTATGAAAGGGGTTAATAAGAAGGCAATGGATTCTATTCGTGCATGGTTTAAAATAGAGACTCTAAATAAGAGTAAAGCTATACAATATGATTTAGACGCTATTGATGCATTTGAGAAAAGAAGTCAATATAAGAAGAAGTTTAAATTAGCGGTAGTTGATGCTCATGTATACGGAGATGGATTCCTGCTTATACAATTCGATGATAAGGATGATGGAGTGGGAATAGATAAACCACCAGCAGATGGGAGTGAGCCAAGAAATGTCCTTGTTATTAGTCCAGAGAGAATTACGAGTGTAGAGTATCTCTCGGATAAAAATAGAGATATGGACTTATACCATTATGTGTATCAAGGAATGGATGGAAAGAAGTATATTCATCCAGATAGGATACAACATATTATGATTGATGAGGTTAGTAATAGTAAGCTTGGATTAAGTAAGGTAGATGTTCTTCGAAATACGATAAAGAGTAAGAAGAATGTTGATGTTGCAGTTGGGAGAATATTATCTTGGTTCTCACATGGGATACTTGATATTAAGGCTTATGATTTAACTGATGCAGAATTAAAGAATGTGAGGAAGATAGCGAAAACACACCCCTCTGTTTGGCTACATGACCCAGAGGATTTCGAAATAGATGTTCTTCAACCAGAGGCAATAGACCCTCAGCCCTTTATGGACTTCATTGTACTCAATATTGCGTCAGCCCTAATTATGCCTGTTCACGTTCTTACTGGTATTCAAGTAGGGAAGGTCACGGGGGCAGAGATAGGGTTTGCTGATTATTATAGAGATATTAAGGATATTCAAGAACTCATATATACACCACTCATTGAAGACCTTTATAGAAGGATTATAGAGGCAAGGGGAAGAGAGTGGAAGTATAATCTTGTTTGGGATACTGTATATGTAGATGAATTAGGAGAAGCGATAATCATGGAAAAGAGGGCAGCATTTATATCACAAGCGGTACAAGCAGGTATTCTTTCCATTGAAGAAGGGAGAGAAATGATGAATAATGGGATGGTAGATATAGACCCAAAAAAACAACCCTCCCCACCACAACCTAAAATACCCTTTAATCCACCTACTAAAAAAAATGATAAAAAGAAAGAAAAAGAAGATGATGAGTAAGTATGGCAAATGTTGGATTTTCTATGGATTTTGGTAATTGGGAAGCCTTTGATAGAAATGTTAGTTCAGCATTGTCAGAGTTTAAATGGCAGAAGTGGATTTCTGAGGCAGCAGAGATTGCATATTGGGAAGCATACCATTTATGCCCCGTTGATACTGGTTGGATGCGGGGGCAGCTTTTCATTGATAAGGGAGTAGACTTCTTTATACTCTCCGATAAGGCAGAATACGCTTCACATAATGAGTATGGTTGGTTAAATGTAGTTTATGGTGGAACTGAGAGAAGTCCAAAATTTTATAAAGGTGGATATAGACCATTTATGCGACCTGGTGTTCTAGCTGGTCAAGAGTACTTTAATAAGAAGGTTGAGATATGGGTTAAGTTATATCTTAATCAAGGTTTAACAAAATAGAGTAAATAAATAAATAAATAAATAAATAAAAGGAGATAGATAAAATGACAAAAAAGAAATTAAGTGGAAAGGGAACAAGTAAAAAAGTAGACCAAGGAGCAGTTAAAGCAGTTCCAGTTGAAGAAAGATTGACACCCGTAACACAAATAGAAGCTAATATGTTTCAAAACCTGATTCAAATTAGTAATCAATATGGAAAACTTAAACAACAAAGGTCAGAGTTCGAACTTGTCTTAGAGCAGCTTGAGAAGAAACGAGAAGAGATAAAGAGTGGTAAAATAGATATGCCCATCCTCGTATCACTTGGAAAAAATAAATTCTATCAAGTTAATAATAAGAAAGAAGTTTTAGAAGACCTTGATAATGAGATTCAAGTTGTAAAGAATGCCTTAAATGGAATAGCAGGACAACTCTTTCAACACCGTGATGCATATATAGAAACTGGACTTGCTATACGACAATACGCAGATGCAAAATTTAGTAAGTTCAAACCAAAGACACCATACACTAAGGGTTGTTCACCTAAAGAAGAAGAGGAAGTTCTTTTTGAAGGAGAACTAGATGAACTCTTAAAAGATGAGAGTAAGAAAAAGGACTTTGATGCTGCTATAGAAAAAGCGAAAGTAAAAAATAAAAGGCAGTAAGGTGGTCTCTGTGGCAGATATAATTGCAAGCGGAGATAAGTATAAGAAGATAATTAAGATAGCGGATAAGTGGCTTAGAGGGAAACTTGGAGCAAGTGTAGATGTTGTTCATAATGATATGGAGAATTGCGGTAACCCTGCTTTTTCTGTACTTGATGAATTAATTAATATGGCTGCTGATAATATTGAAGAGCCGTATCAAGAAAAAATGGTAAGGAATTATGGAGAACTCTTCCTTTGGATTCTTTATAAAGATACTGCTTATCGAGATGTTGCAATCTGGCTCTTATATCAATTAGCTAATAATGGTGATGAGTTAAAGGAAATGCTTAAACCCTATCTTCGACAACCAGATGAATGGTATGTTAATAGCTGGAACAAGAGTAAGAGGCATACAGCGAAACTTCGAAAAGAGGGAAAAATATCTAACGTAAAAAAATCCCTTGATGAAGATGTATTTACACCACCAATGCAGAGAAAAATGCTAGAAAAATATAAGAAGTGAGGAATAAAACTATGGAAGAAGAAGAAAAGGAAGAAGAAGATGAATATAAGGAATACTGCTTTCAAGTAAATCTTATTAAGGAAGAAAAGACAGTAGAAATCTTTTCAGATTGCACTGATTGTGAAAAACAGTATGCAGTGAAAGAGAAGAGGGCGGTTGCATTAATTGGAGACCACTTTTATCATGACTCTTTCCTGCCAGCAGTTGAATTAGAGAAAGCTCATAAACTGTGGGAAGGAACACTGCACGATATAAACCATCAGGGCACGACAGATGTAAAAGGATTTACAGCGATGGCGAATATTCTATACTTCGTTGGATACAATGATAACGTAACTTATGATGAGAAAACTAAGTCCATGTCAATGGATATTCATATTAACGATAACACTCACTACGCTTCTGCATGGAAGGGATATGTAGAGCTTTGTGAGCAAACTGGTCAGACCCCAAATGTCTCTGTCTCTTTTACGGCAAAGGCAAAATATGTTAAAGCATCTGACCTTCCCAAGGGAGTTAATTATGCCTCCTACGGTTTAGATGATGATGATGAAGTAAGATATATTTACGACATCAGACCCCAAGCATTATCTACAGTATACCGTGGGGCGTGTGATGACAAACTGGGGTGTGGCATCGGAAAGAATCATTCATTATATCTCTCAGGGCTCTTGACTGATACACATGATGAAGAAACTGGAATTAAAAAAACAGTGGAATCAAACGAACCAGAGATGAATGAGGAAGAAAACATAAAAAGAGAAGAGATAATAAAATGGCTAAAAGCCAATAGTAAGGAGGAAAAATAAATGACCAATTATGAAGAGATGTCTCTTGAGGAGCTTGAGGCACTGAAAGCAAGTCGAGTAAAAGCAAAGTTAGCTGCCGAACTCGCTGCTGAAGATGTAGCTCAAAAGGCTCAAGAAGAAGAAAATTTTAAACAAAAAGTAATTGAAGAATATAAGAACTCCATTCATAAAGAGGATAGCGGTGCTAAAATCTCTGTGAATGCAGACCTAGGTACTTCAAAGGCAGTGGAAGTAAATGAATACACAGAGTGGTTTAAAAAGGAAGTTCCTAAATACCATACCTATGAGTCTCTTGGGAGGGATACTTGGGATTTTACCAATTCTGATAGTGGTTGTGATACGACTGTTAGTTCTTGGAGTCCTAATGAAACGTATGCACGAATGATTTGGACAGGTATGTATGAGGAATCAAAACTCATGAAAGTAGCTGTTAAGGGAATAGATATTCAAAAAGGTGCTGGTCTCGATGTGACTATTCGAGCAATTGGCAAGTTCGGTAACCCCTCAAATGTTGCTGCTTGTGAATGTATTTCCTGTTCATCTGCTGCATTAACGAGCTATAACGTCACTCTTGAACAATACGGTATTTCAACCGAGATTTGTGAAGAAGATGTTTGGGATATCGGTGAAGAGTATCGCAGTAAAATGTTATTTGCACTTGGTAAAACATGGGGCGAATACTTTGATAGTCTTATCTATGCTCAACTTGAAACTGCAACGCCTGGTTACACATCAAGTATTGCTTCAACCGCATGGGATTGTACACCATCAGTTAGTGGTAGCTGCTGTTCCGATAGTGTCCTTATTGCACTCTATAATGCAATTGATGATGTTATCACACAAATGCGTGTTGCAAACTATGACCCTGATTATATCATTATCCATCCAACGATTTCCCGTATGTTTCGAGCTTTCAGTGGTGTTGCACCAGTTTTCTTGGAACCCGTTGTAATGGATAATAACGGTAAACTGAAGTCTATTCTCGGTATCTCTGTTATTGAGTACAATAGTGCCAATACTTGTACTGAGGGTGATGCAGGTGGAAGTGAAGAGGTTGTTATAATCATTGATAGTTCTCGAGCTGTTGGTGCAGTGTTCGGTAAACATCCAACTCTGGAATCTGACCGAAACATTGACTGTAACAGTACGACCTATGCAATGTGGGCATTCTTCGGAACTGCTGAACTTGATACTGCTGCTATCGGGCATGTTCAAGTCACTGGGTAAATAGGATAGGGGTAATCCCCTTCTTTTTATTTTTTAAACCTGAGAAGGTGAAAAGATATAAGAGCCCGCCAGGGTCATGGTTAATTTGAGAGTAACATCTCACCCCCGACACAACGGTCTGATAGGGGTTCGAATCCCCTTTTTCAGGCTTTAAAAGAGATTCCGAGAGGAACAAAAATGAAATATAGATATTTTCAAGAAAAAGGAAAGTCACATATCGTTCTTATTGATGAAGAAGATATAGAGACTATAGAGAAATTACTTTCTAGTGGAGTATACGAAGAGCTATTTGAGTGGTTGGATTAAGATGAAAAAGTCTTGGACAATACCGAAGGCTGAAATAAGTAATGTAACTGGAAGGATATATACGATAAATGGGAAACCGTATTGTCGTGTTACAAGTACATTATCAATCATTGCAAAGGATGGACTTTTCTCATGGTATCAAGCAGTGGGGAAAAAGAAGGCTGAAGCAATTACAAAGGCAAGGCAAATTCTTGGAACAAGGGTACACTCTATATTCGAGCATATTCTAAAAGAAGATTACGTGGCAACAGAGATGGATTTAAAAAGTGCAGAAATCCAAGAAGATATAAAGATGTTTAAAGTATTCAAATATAATACGGAACTTGATTTCGATTCTTTAGAACAAAGATTATGGAATGATGAATTTGAATATGCCGGAACAGCAGATTATATAGGAAGGTACACTACTTGGAAACCCTATTGTGTTCGTGGGCATAACAGAGACTTTAAAAATGCCCTTGTTATAGGTGATTGGAAGACGAGTAGAGATATATATGAAGACTACTGGTTACAACTCGCTGCATACTGCTACGCCTTTTGGAAATTAACAGGTGTAAAAGTAGATGGTGCTTTCATAGCTCAATTTAGAAATGGGCAAATAAAGGTAAAGGAAAAAACATGGGATGAACTCATGGAGCTATTTGAAATATATAAATCAGTATTAACAGTTTATAAGTGGAAACATAGGTTGTGATTATTAAATGGCAAGATTAGAGATGTTAGAAAATGATATAGGTATTATGCAGCAGGGAGAGACCTATCTCTTTGATGGAAAATTTAGAGAAGAGGGTACTGCTGTTGCATTAACAACTGGAACAATGCTTATCACTTATCCATGTGACACAGGAAGTCAATCAACATCTCTGGTCACAACATCAACTACTGGAAGATATGAGGGAGTATGGGATATACCATCATCTGCAACATATGGAGAATACGTAGTATCCATTACTGCAACATATGAGGGAAATACGTATAAATTTGAAAATAGCTTCTACATCCTTCCGTGGAATATAGCTCAACAAGTGAGAAGTGTTACTGGTATAAAACAAAGTAATGATATTAATGATAGAGATATTGCAATTGTAGCATGGAATGCATATTTAGAAGCAAGGGAAAAAGTATTCCTCACAAAACTTTGGGAAAAATTTAAAGTAGATTCTGCTCACCTTATTAATGGTAGTAACAAAGCCTTCTATACCTACGAGGATAATCTCGTTAATAATCATCTCGCATGTGATGAGGTTGCTATTCAGGGATATTATGAAGATACAAACCATGACCAATACTCCCTGACTGTTACAATAACTACTCCAGAAACAGGGCTTCTCTCTGTAGCGGATAAAGATGGAAATGCCCTTACTGCAGGAACATCATGCGACTATTGGCTTATCTACAGAGTTAAGAGTCCTACATATAAAGAAGAATTATTTAAAAAGGCAGTTGTGTATTTAACAGCACACGAAATCATACTACGATTTAATGAATTGGATAAAGCAACATTATCAGACCTTGGCAGTAATAAGCCAATCATACTTGCTAATCCAGACCGTATGCTAAAGAAATACAAAGACACGATGAAGAAGATTTCGATACCAAGAGTAGATGGAATATGAGCCATACAAGTTATGACCCAAGAGAATTAATCCGTTCTACAATTGGAACATCAAAGGCTGTGAATCCCGACAGTTGGGATGAGCAGTACGTTCTCTCTACTTCTTATGAGGGATTAAATTACGACATACCAATCTATCTATCTGAAGAGAGTCTGAGCAAGGACTTGCCATCACTCCCTCTGATAGACATAAATCTAATGCAAGTAAAGTACGACCCACATGATATAGGTGCAACGACAAGGAAACACGAAGCTTATCTTGATGTAGGATTCTATTTCACTGTATCCGATGAATATGATGCCACAGGATTCGGAAAGGCAGTTTTAGATGAAATACTAGATAAGGTAAGAACATATCAAGAAACATGCTCATTTGGGGATAGCAGTTTTGTAAATGTTCAGGGCGTAAAATTGCTTAGAAACAACAACGAAAAACAAGTTGTATATCAGTATGTGATTGAAATATACTGCATATACTATGATTAAAGAAAAAAGAAAGGAGGAAAATAAATGGCAGTATCAGATATTGGACATCCTTTTCAAGGAAAGGCATGGTACTGGGTAGAAGCCACATACGGTGGTGGAGAATCTGGTTCTACATTACCAATTTCCAAATATATACAAGATATAAAAATTGGAACTGGTGATAAGGGCAAAGATATGCGTAGTATCGAAAGTGCCGTTGTAATTGAAAGGATATCTCAAACAAACGAACCCGTTATTTCAATTGAGTATAATCCACAAGTTGGAGATACGATGATTGATGATTGCGTGGATAGAAGTTCATGCTGTACTTTACAATCGCTAGCTTTCTGTTTCGGTGCAAACACCTGTACTGGTGGAGACGATGCAACATATTATTATGGTATTGGATTTAAACCAAGCAGTGTAAAAATAGCTGGTTCAAAAAATGAGCCTTATACAGTCACAATTGACTATGAAGGTAAATCCGTTACTACAGCTATAACCGCTACGGGAGAAGAGCCAACAGCACTGGCAGGAGCAATCATGCAATTCAATGTTGCAGGAAGTATCTCAAAGGCAGGTGGGTTCAATCCAACAGGAAGCAAAATTGCGTATATTACAAACAGCATTGATATAACTATCGACCATCAACTTACTGGATACACAGACCATGATTCACTTTATAAGAGTTATCTTATAGAGGGAACAATGGATGTTAGTGGAACAGTTGATATTACTTTAGATGGTGGCGGTGGTATGCATTTTGGAGAAGTAATTGCAATGACCGATTTTATCCTAACGGTAAATATGGGTGGTGCAGGGGCAGTTAAACTAACCTTGCCTGGATGTAACTGGGATAATTCAGAAGTCAATATCAATGTGAGTGGTGAAGCAATGATGGAGAGTGCAAGTTTTACTTGTGTTCCGTCAGCATGTACGAATATTGTAAGTACGGTCTAATGAAGATTGGGGGCTTATCCCCCTAAATATTTTATTTAAAGGAGATAGATAAAATGGTAAAAAAGTATAGTTTAAAATTCGTAAATAATGGTAAACCATTTGTTATGCCAAAATGGACAGTTGGAAAACACAGGGCTGCTATTGCTCAAATGAATGCAGAGGGTAAAGACATCCCTGAAGAAATTAAAAATGATGAATTTAACTACTATGTTATTTATCAAACTCTAAAACAGATTGATAGTAACGTAAGTATTGATGATATAAGGGAACTTCATCCCGAAGACCTTATTCTTCTTTTCAATGATGTTTATAATGCAGGGAAAGAAGGAATATATTTTCAGGAGGGGCAAGAGAAGAAGCCCCGAAAGAAGATAGAAAAATCTACTGGGAAGAAGAAATAGAAAATTTCATCAATGCAATTAATTTTTTATACTTAGAAGTCGGTAATTATGCCGACATACTTGCAATGTGTTACTGGGATTTTCTTAGTATTCTGAATAGTGCTAAATTGAGGAATAGCAGACTTTCTCATAAACCAGTTGTACATAATAGAGTACCTCAGAGTAACAAAGATATGATACAAAGGATGAAGGATATATATGGCTAATATAACATGGGGAATTAATTTACACGATGGTGTTACACCTAACCTTAAAAAAATTTCTGCTGGTGTAAAAGTTACAAGTAAAGATTTAAAGAATCTTGGGCTAGGTGCAATGGATGCCACTGTGAAGCTACAAGCTTTTAATTCTCAAGCTGCCGTACTTGCTACTAAATTGAATCGTGGAATGTCTGCTGGATTAATTAATGGGAATAAAAACTTAAGTAAGACAGCAACTTTAATGGGTCAAACATCAAGAGCCGTTCAAAAACTATCTGGTAGTGCTGATACTGCTAAAAAAAGTGTAAATGGTTTAGGTAGCGGATTAGGTAGAACTGTAGTTAAGGGTTTTGCAATGATGGCTGCTATGGGATTAGTTTTAAAAGCAATTCAAAGTATTACAGAAGCAGCTATGGAATCTGCAACAGCATTTAGAGAATTTGAAATACGCATGGCAGAAGTTAGTACAATTGTTACGTCTGATTTAGAAAGCATGACACTTAGCTTAACTGCAGGGGTTAGAGAGTTATCTCTTACATATGGAAAAGAAGCTGGTGACCTTGCAAAAGGATTATATAATATTTTATCTGCCGCAGTTCCCGTAGAAGATTCACTTAACCTTTTAAATATCGCTGCTAAGGCTGCATCTGCTGGTCTTACCGAGGTTCAAACTTCTGTTGATGTCCTTACATCTGTCATGAACGCTTACGGATACACTACTGCTCAAATGGCTAATGTATCTGATATTATGTTTCAGTCAGTTATAAGGGGTAAATTTCGTTATGAGGACTTAGCAAAATCATTAGGTTACGTTACACCAATTGCTGCACAAGCAGGGGTAACTTTTGAAGAATTATCCGCAGCGATTTCTTCTGCTACAAGACAAGGGCAACACGTTGATATGGTGGCTCGTGGTCTTGCTCTCTCTATTCAAAATATTATTAAACCATCAGAAGCTGCAAAAAAAGAAGCACTGGAACTTGGTATTGACCTATCTTTAGCAGCTTTAGAGGCAGAGGGGTTGGAGGGATTTTTACAAAAATTAGCTCTCGCCAGTAATAATAATGCTGCAATTATTTCTGAAATTATCCCAAACATGCGTTCTTACAGAGTTGCGATGGTCTTGGCAAGTAACGGAGCAGAAGAGTTTACTACAGATTTAGAACTTATGGAAGATGCTGGTGGTGCTACTGATACTGCTTTTAACAAAGTCGCTACTACACTAGATATGACTAAAAATATTCTTACTCAATATAGAGAAGAAATGAAGCGTGTAACTGGAGAAACCACTGCCGGATTAGAACAAATGCAAATTAAACTTGATACTTTTTTTACAAGTCTCGTATATCAGTGGTCACAGGGGTTTAATACAGCAAATTCAGGAAACCCACTTATGCAGATAATAAATGCCCTTTCACTTGGTATTGGAGGAGCAGCGAGAGCAACAATAGATGCATCAAAAGAAGCAATGGAGACTGTAGAAGACTATCTTGCAGAAGAAACAGATAGGATACTAAACCCAGAAAAATACGCCACTAAAACACCTCTTTTTGAACTTATCTCAAGTGGAGAGAAGCCTGACTTTTCTGAATATGAAAGATTATCTAATCTTTTAGATGCACAAAAACAAAAAGCTGCTGAAGTTGGATTAGCAATACAAGGGTTAATGAAGATAAAAAATAGAAGACCCGGAGAAGAATTTGAGGCTCTTTTTAAAAACATAGACACAGATACGAGAGAGGGAGCCTTTAAAATAATAGAAGATGAGATTGAGAGAGTCGGTGGTGCTGCTAATCTCACTGATACACAAATAAATGAACTCTCAAAAACTTTTTCAGGGTGGAGAGGAAGTATCACTGAAACAGAATCCAGTCTAAACTACTTTACTTCTGCTGCTGATGATGCAGAAACAGAGATAGAGAGATTATCTAATGTAATAGATGCTACAAAATGGCATTTACAGGATTTGGCAGAAGAAATTGGTCAAGTAGATAATATGTATGATGGTACTCTTGGACAACAATTAAAGGTTGCTGAAGTAAGTAAAGTAAGTGAAGAAATGTCTCACTGGCTTTCTCTTGCTATGGAAGATGAGGCATACGCTGCTAAACTTGCTGAACAAGGGTATGAATGGTACACCGAAGGATTACAAGATGCCGTAGAGACTATACAAGAATATGAAGAAAGTGTAAAAGCGGCTGAAAAGGCACAGAGAGAATTTAACTTCGCCCTTGCTCAAAATGCTCTTGAAACAAAGAAACTTCAACTTCTTGGTATGATGCGTAGAAGAGGGAATACAAGAGCTGAAATGAGACTCCTGAAGCAACTTTCAATTGAGAGAACTAAATTACAGATTGAAGAAGCAGAGAGGCAATTGGAAGCACAGGAAGAAGCGGTAGAAGATGGAATGAGCTTAGAAGAGTCTGCATATGATGCTGCGAAAAAACTTATTGAAGACGCTATGAGAGACCAAGAACACTTACTCTGGATGACCCAAGATACGAGGCAGCAAGATATTAATAACTTAATAAAAACAATAGAGACTAAAGAGAAGTTCTACACCGATTCTTATAATAATCTACAAGGTTTATTTGATGAACTTGATGCTGCAATGGAAACAAGTATTGCTATTCATATTAGTTTAAATGAAGATGAGGAGGAGTCAGTCCAAAGCCTCATTGATAGATATACAGAATTAAAAAATTTACTCGGAGAAGATATACCCCCTCCCCCTCCTGATAATGGTGATGGAAATGATGGTGATAGTGGTGGTGATGGTAGTGGTGGTGGTGATGATACACCTTCACCTCCTAGCTATAAAGTAGCAAGCACAAGTGCTTTTGCCAGTCACAATCACCTTATGCCATTTGGTTTAAAAGTTACGTCAACAAGCGGAAAAAGTAAAAATTATCTCTTCCCAAAGGAAATTTTCCGTAACCAAGCTCAACAGTTTGTGTTTCCTGCTGGTAAATCGCTGTCATGGGCAAGAGGAACCAATTATATCGGTAGTGAGGGATTATATCACCTGCATAAAGGAGAAGCAGTTGTTCCAAGGAATCAAAACACAGGTTCAGCACCAGTTGTTGTAAATATTAGTGTTACTGGAAATACAATAACTGATACAAATGCAGACAATATTGCATCACAAGTTGGAAAGGCAGTGGAGGGAGCACTCATGGATAGAAAAAGTGGAAAGAGTAAGTATAGGATGAGATAAAATGACACGTTATAATGATTTACAAAATAACTTAACTCCAGCAATCCCCTTTGTCTTTCTTTATGATATAGTAGGAAATCAAACTTTCGGAACAAGTGGTGCTTTCCATGATTGGGATACTGTTAGGGTACTTTCCTCACATTTTGATTATACTGCAACAAAAGATAGGATATACTTGAATACAAATTCATCTGGATTATTTAAAGTTACATTTGAATGCTCCTTTGTCACATATGATGAAGATGATGATTTACTTATCACAAGTTCAATATATAAAAATGGAACACAGTTAGTGGGAAGTAAGGTTATGTGCTCTGTTACAGGAGCAGCGAGTCAAGATGATGATATTAAGAATAGTCAAACTTTGACCTATATTGTTTATCTTGAGAAAAATGATTATATACAAATAGAAACAGAAACAGATGCAAATACAGTTTATTCAATTGGTAATACAAGTAGATTAATAATTGAATTTCTGCCGATGAGGGGATGGAATAACTCTTCTGGCGGACAAACAAATTATAGCGGGGGAGTGATGAGATAATGACGGGAGATAGTATGAGAATGTATGAAACCTTTTATGGGATACATACAGACGATTGGACTGTTACTTTTGGAAGTATAATTGATGAACATAAAATATTAACAAAGGAATATATTAGTGACGGGTGTAGTACAACAGATGGTAGTTCTGCAACAAACACGCACAAATTTTTATATCCACATCATTTAGCAAAAACATACTTTATCGAAGGAGTTATTAGTGGGCATGTCACATTTGCGGCAGGGACAGCAACAGCTTATTTATGTTCTTACAGAGTTAGCGTATGCAAAACACATGAAGATACAACAGATACCGAGCTATTTTCTACTGGATGGGTAGATGTAAATGATACACTCGACTATAATTCAACTTATAGTGTAGGAGAAGAGAAAGTATATCCATTTTGGATTGATGCTTGGGAATATGAAAAATTAGACACACAAGAAAGAATCTATGTGAAAGTAGAGAGTACGTGTTCTAACAATTCAAGTTGTGCAACTTGTGAAGATAATAGTTGTACAAATGTAGTATTGTGGCATAGTAATGATGCAACTTGGGAAGATTTAAAAATTACAATACCATTTCTGATGTGATGAATATGACAGTTTCCATTTCACAAACTAGATATAAAACAAGTATCTTGTATCCTAATGAAGATATAAGAACTGAGTTTAGTTCCACATCGACACTTCATTACGAAGCATTGGATGAACATTATAAAACACCAGATTCAGACACATATATCTATACTACTGACGGCTCTATGTGTACTGATGCTTTTACAGTAAATACTTTTTATGATGCTTACGAGACTGTTAATTCTGTTAAGTCGATAACAATAGGATGTTATATGGGAACATATGGTTATCCACCAACTAAGAATACTACTGCATATTTAGGAGTAACTGATGATAACTTTGGAACAAATGAAGATTGGTCAAGCAATTATCAATTAGTACAAGGATACGCAAAAAAAATAAAAAGTT